GCCGTAGCCGTAGTAAGCGACCTCAATTTGGCCGTTTAGTGCGACGTTTGTTTGTAGACGGAAACGTGAGGACTCATACCAAGTGTAGGAGTCTGGGTTGATGATGATGATTGAGTTATCACCAGTTGGAGCTGCGGTTGCGAGGTTACGAGCAACGCGGAGGTTTAGTCCAAGAACGTTGCCGCGAACTGCGCCACCGGAGAGATTGCCACCTTGATTTGATGGGCCAATTAGGTTCTGATAAATCGGACGACCAGCATCAGCGAGGTTCATAATGTTGCCCCATTGTTCTGGAGAAACAAGAATGTTTGTCGCGGTTCCGAGAGTTCCCTTATAAACAGAAACTGAAGCATCGGAAACAAAGTCAAGGAAGCCAGCAGCATCAAGAGTGCGGTTTCCGCCGTCAGTTCCGCCAGCAACAAGGCCAGCGATTACTGCAACGTCAGTCGCCTTTGCGTATGCGTATTCCATCTGACGAACGAGTTCATCAAAGAACGCTGGTGAAGAACGATCAAGAAGTTCAACAGAGAAGGTTTGTCCTCCGGCATACTTCTTCACGGATACTGAAAGGAATTCGTTTGTCATTCCTGTTTCATCAATTGCAGCTGCTTCAGCTTCTTCGCCGACTGTTGGAACTGCGGTGAGCTTAGGAATCTCGAAAGACATTCCTGCATCTGGTAGAACGCCGCTTGATACTGAATCAACAGCTGGACGATCTGCGTTTGATAACGGATTGATAATGTCCGTTGTTTGTCTGGTGGGAATTAGGCCACTGTTGTTACTTGTGGTGTCATCTGCGGCCATTACATACTGACGAGCAGCATCATCACCGAGCTTAGCGCGAACGCTATTCTCGAGGTATTTCGCCTTTGTGAACTCAAGGCGAGGAGTTGTGTAGAACGCTGGGCGTGAAGCCGAGACAGTTTCTACTTTAGCTGCTTCTACCGCTTCTTCGACGGCAGGAGCAGGAGCGGTAGTGTCAGACACGTGGTCTCCTTCGGTTGGTTTGTCTGCATCAGCGGTTGCCGGAGCAGAATCTTCTTTAGGTGCTTCGTTTTCTGAAGCTGCGACTTCGCTAACGCGAGCGCTGTCAATTGCTGGATCAGTTACAAGGGAAACTTCGTCAAGAGTTGCTGAAGTAATCTGCATAACGCCCTTAACGTTTGTCCACTCGTTAATTTGTGCGCCGACGCTGAATCCATCGCGTAGGCCTTCGGTTGCCTCAACTAGCGCATCTTCGCCAGCCATCGTGTTAGCAATCTTGAAGGTTGCAATGATTCCGTTTGAGGTGACTTCGTGGCTCATCAACTTGCCAATTGGACGAGTACGATCGTGTTCGAGAAGCAATTTAACCGGCTTCATTTCAATTGAGTCAGCTGCAAAAACTGTCGGACCAACTGAAGTGTTGCCCTGCTCGTTCCAAGTGACAATCGTTCCGCTGATTGTGCGCTTTACTGTATCGGCCGCAGTTACGACCATTGGCATATTAATTTTCATTAGGAATCAAGTCCTCCTCGCGTTGAATTTGCTCAACGCTCATCGCGCCGATGCGGTTCAAGATTTCATAAACTTGAGCGCGTTCCAAAGCGTTGCCGCGTAAGAAGTCGTCAAGTGAGAATCTCACCATCACAGGATTTGGCACAAAGTCCGGAAGCGATAGACGCTCCTCGATTGCTTTGAGAATCGGGCGAAGTGAGAAATCAACTAGTGAGCGCCGCTCAGACACAGCGTTTGAGTAAGTCATCGAAGTCGTTTCGGCGCTCAAGAAGTAGGCTGGGATTCCGCAAGCCCGAGCCAATTCTAAAGCCACATATTGACGAGCTTCGGCAAGTTGTAATGATTTAGGATCAAAGCCGAATTCTTTTAGATCAACATCTGCATTAAGAAAAGCCGTTGAGCGAGATTGACGAGCAGTGCGCCAAGCGCTAAGAAGTGATGAAACTCTTTCGGCAGTTAGGTTAGTGCCGTTGCTCTTAAGAATCATTGAAGGGTTAGGTTCTTTGGCGTAATTAACCGCTGCATTTTCAAGATACACAGCTGCGCTGATTGTTTTACCAGCGCGGTGCAATAATCCTTCATCTGGGCCATCAAAGCGAATAAGCGAACCGACTCCAGAGTTAGGAACGGCCATTCCATCAACTTTGTATGACTCAATTACTGTATTGCGGAAATCTGTATCAACTGTGACGCGCTCTGGGCTAACGCGAGTCCAAGCTCTTACTCGACCGCCATCGGTTGTTGAATACATTTCCAATACTTGTCCATAACCGACTCCATAAAGCCAAATATCTTCAGCAAGCCAGTTATATATTACGAAGCCAGCAACGCGAGGATCAGGTTGATTGATAACTCGGTGCGGATCAACATATTGTCCCGTAATGCGATTGAAAGTTGTTAATGGGAGTGATCCGATAGTTCCGCAGATGATATTTCTAGCGCGAGCAACTGAAGGAACGCTCATAGCCAATTGGCGCGTTGAATTAGTAGCACCGCCCAAAATGTTATAGACGGAATCGGTGATTTGAACTGGAGTCAATGCGGCGGTTACGTCGCTAACCTTCTGCGGCGTTTGCGCGGTTACTTGTGGAAAGAAGAAATCTCTGATAGCACCCATTGAGCCTTTATTGTAAAGGGTTTGTGTTACAAGATGACTATATCCGCACCATCATTTGATTTAGTGGCGTAATGAGTTGCCATAGCAGATGCGACAGCTCCACAGATAATTGCATTTGAGACTTTACGGCCCATTACCCATCCGCCGTCACCGAAAGGCAACTTGACAGCGGATAGGCATTGTTTAGTCAGTTCATCTTGTCCCGAGTGAACTAACCGCTGAGATGAGATTGCTCCCAGTAACTCATCACAGCTTTGGGCGTAGTCGAGACCATCTATCGGCTCAGTCCGAATTCCTGCCGGTGCTAATCGCGCAGCAACGGCTGAAGCGGTTCTCGCTGAATAGGCAACGAGTTGGACTGGATACTTACGCACCCAATCGGCTAAATCATTAGCCAGAGACTTGTCGTCGAGATTAGACGGATTGTGCCAAGTTTGCAGAAGAATAACTTGGAACTGATCTCCCTCGAGCTTCTGACTAGCGACTAGCGCCGCTTGCTTTCTATCCGGACTGAGATCAATAGCCAGCCAGGTGTCCTTCTCGGGATCAAGTCTGAGACCCTCGACTCGACAAGATTCCCATTGAGAAGGGTTAATGACTGGATTGATGGTGTCAACCCATTGGCATAAAACTTCTGTGCGCACAATATCTTCGGGGTCTGACAAGACGGCGCGGATATTGTCAGGGTGAACTGTGTAACCAAGTGACGGATTGGCTTGGCAGACACCTAGCCAGAAGTCTGATGAGTTATCGAATTTAATTCCATTCGGGGCCGACCATTCGAACCAGCCAATATCATCAGAGCCGCCGTGAATGGCAGCGTAGGCTCGCTCGCGTAATTTGTTCAAGACTATCGAGTGCTGATCTCCGGCATTTGAATAAACCCATATTTGAGGATTGGGACTAGCCATCTGGGTGTAACGCAAGGCAGACCAGACATCTTCGTCTTTGTATTCGCGAGCTTCGTCTAGGTGAATGGTTTCGGGCGCGGCAATACCTCGACCGGCTGAGTTATTGGCTCGGACGATATATCGGCGGCCTTCGGTAAATTGCAATTCCTGAAATCCCTTACTTTCCAGCTTCTTAGTGAATTCGGCGGCTAGTCGGGGAGTTTGCTCGATGATTCCGTAGATTTTGTAAAATAATTCAGCTGAGGTTGTTAGTTTGTGAGCTGTGTGGACTTGTAATTTTTCTTTCAAAACGTAGATTCTAAACAGGATTTGAAGCGCCATAAAGGTTGATTTGCCCTGCTGACGCGCGCACAAAAGGGTGACAACTGGGTGCGCCCATCTGCCGTCTGGCTTGTATTTAAGCGAGTGGTGGGCAAGCCATTGCTGCCAAGGAAGCAATTCGTACCCGATTTCCTCGCAGAATTTGATCATCTGCTCGCCGTGAGAGGGTAAATCGCTTAGTTTTGTGTGAATTCGAGGGTTTGGCACACCTCGGTAAGCCGATTCGTCCCTAACTCGGGCGATCTCTGTGGATTGCTCCATTAAATTCCATTTTCTTCCAAATAATGCACAGCCGAGCCATTTTCAGGGAAAATCTTCCCGATGGGGGTCGTGGGTCCGCTTGTGCGCACAAAAAACGTGGGGGTCATACGATCGCGCTTACCGCTGTTGCATTTGATACAAGCTGCGACCATATTGGTAGCTTCATCTGTGCCGCCCTTACTTATTGGTATCACGTGATCTACTGTGTTGGCTTCTTGGCCGCAGTAATGGCAAGTGTAGTAATCGCGTTCCAATACTTCTTTACGGACTCGCTGATAGTAGGCAGAGTGATAGCGCTTACTCAATGCCAGCCTTTAGTCTCGAAGTGATTGAGTGCATCGCAACTATCTTTGTACCTGTGATGAATGTATTTGATAGAAGCTTTGATTTGTGCTTGTGGGCTTAAGTCTCGGTACCAAGTCGAACGCATTTGGCCCAGCCCATAGTGAGAGCCATTTCTAGCCTTTGGATTCCATCTGGATTCATTATGAATAAGCCAGTTAAAGCATTGAAACTCTCGCCAAGTAAGAAGGTTATAAGCATAAAGCTTCAAATTCATATCTGCTTTAGATGAATCAATTGGGATCAGCATTAACGCCGACAGCATCAGCGATAGGCAAAGGGCGCCCCTTACGCTGCGGCTACGGGCTGCCTTCGGGCCCCGCCTTAGACGGAGTGTAACCGCCTTGTCAAGTATCTTACGCATCAACTTTCCTATCATCTCACTATTTGGACAAGTTTTTATAGTATTTACTCCAGTTCCAACACCTTTCTCACATCAATTTCTTGGCTTCCATTTAATCCAATTATGGCTTCTCTTAGCTTCTCACGTCCATCTCCGTGAAATTTAGTCATTAAGAATGGCTCTGACTGGCTACCTTCCAACCAATCAATTGCTTCGCCATTTGGATCAATAACTAACTCATCAACGTAATTAAATTTATCCAATATCGCATCAACTGACGATTCTCTTACCGATTCAACTATTTCACTCGGGATATTGGCTTTTACCCAATCAATAAACTTCTTATCTGACTTAACGACCCACTTAAACTTCGGCTTACTGGTCGTTATATAGGCAACCACTTCATCGCCTAGTTCAGCCTTTACCCGATCAGCGCCGAGCTCATTCATCTCAGCTTGTAACTCAGCCCTCAACTCGTCCTTCAGGCGCTTTGCTTGGTCTGCCAGCAGGCTAATCGCCGCTAGTTTCAGACTTAGATCCTTGATTGCCATCTTGCTCCCTTTTCTTTGCTCTGTTTAACCGGACTTCTAATGATGCTAAATTTACCCCCATATCTCGGGCGATAAATTCTTTGTCAAAGCCCCACTCAAGTAGCTGCTTTATGTATTTAAGTGAATGAGGCTTAGCCATTACTTCTTACCAGCCCAACCATCGCCTTTGAAATGTGTCGGTGTTGGCGTCCATACTCGCCACATCACAACGCCGCACTTGTCGCAGGTGACTTCTTTGGGCATATCGAATCCAAGTGCAACGTCCTTAATGGCTTCGCATTTATCGCACTTGAACTCATATATCGGCATCTATGAACCTTTCTAAGGTGGAATTGCCGTTCCAATAGCGCTCTTTAATACGCTCTTGCCCATCGGCTATTTTACAGATTCGGCATTTAGCTGCCTTCATCTTGTAATTGCCGCATTGGTCGCAGCGCGTTATCTCATCTTCCCGACTAATCACCCTGTCAATTGGATCAAACAAGCGCTGCTCGAAGCAATTCTGACACTCCATCAACCAGACCCAAGCATCAGGCTCAATTTCTGATTCATACTTGGTTATGTAGTGATGGGGTGTCACCTTCTTGCAAGGCCCACATTTGAACGGGTGCATTTCATTAATCACTTCTGAAACGCCCACTTGCCATCTGATCCGATTTTCATCCATTTAGCCGGACATTGACGAGACTTATCGCGCTCGGTGCAGACCCAGCCTCGATATTCCTTGCCCTCTTTGCTGCCTTGTTTCAGGATCATTGGGCCGTGATTGCAAATTGGAATCTCGTCAATTACTTCGGCTCCGAGTTCTTCCGCAATAGCGCTGACATCCCAGACAATCGGCTCAGGGTCGTTTGGTCTTTGCTCTTTGACGAATTCAGCAAGAGCTGGCTTTGTTGTTTGAATTGGCTTCTTAGGCGTTTGGTTAGGTTTAGCAAAGTACCCAGCGAGGTTAAGTGCGCGTCCCAAACTTCCAGTTTCCGCCAATTCGAGGGCGTATTGCTTCTGCTTTGATTCCGACGATAGACCAGTTGTCCAAGCCGCAGCGTCAGCCTCAGTCCGGTATAACTCAGTCTTAACAATATAGACATCGCAATTAGGAGTAAGCGATTCTTCCAAGACGTGCGTTTTAATCCGATAGTCCGGATAGGCATTTATGAACT